CGATGCAAATATGATCTTCTTGGCCTTCTGGTATTGAACCTTCGCCCAAGTATGATCGGCTCTGTTCGGTGATGGCATGGTAACCTCCAATTAAAAAGCCTCCGTAGATCGGAGGCTTAATGAAAGGCAGGAGTCAGACGGGAATGTGACAAAGAGCGTTTAGTGGTGAATGTGTTAAGTTCTACGCCCTGCCTGATCTCCTGCTTACACAATAACACAAGATTTAGTGTCATTTTGTGTCATGTTTTCAAGATATAGTATTTAGTCGTCATCGTCGTGGAGATCAGACCCGCTGCACTCGTACCTGTGCGGACAGGTGAGGCAGTCGCAGTAACCTGTATAGTGTCCGGCAGTCCAGCACGTCTCGTTAGCTTCGTTCATCAATCATTTTCTTCTTTACCTCTCATATCTGCCTGCTGAATGTATTTATCTATAATCTTCATATCTTCATCCTTTGCATATATAAAGCCGTGAGAAAAATCATCAAAACCATCACCCTGACTATAATAAGTACCCTTAATTTCTTCTCTAATCTGCTTTAATATTGCTATATAACTACTCATACCGCACCGCCTTTCTTCTTTTCCTGTTGGCACTTCTGAATACTGTCGCAACAAACATACTCCTTACCGCTTTCACACTTGATCGTGTAGCCGGTTATGCAGTTTTTACAGTTATCGGGAAATATCATTCCGCACCGCCTTTCATTGAAACACCGCAGTTCGGGCAAAAGTGTGTTCTCCACTTTGAATAGTAAGCCGTTTCTAAATCAATACACGGACAACCAACATGATAAAACCCGCCAACATACTCACCGCCAACCCATTCATCATGCCTCGCCCACTCGCCTTGCGGTCTGCGTTCTTTTAATAATCTGTTTCTTTCATTGATATACCACGCAAGGTTTTCTGATAAATCGTCAATCTCATTGTTTAAGCCATCTATGATACTGTTTACATCAACTGTCGGGGCATTGTCGATAATTTTAATAAAATATCTTACCGAGCAATTAGTCGGACAATAATATTCTGCATCAGGCAACGGGCAATGATTTTTACAGTAATCATTCTTGATTTGTTCTTTCAAAGCATCTAAATCACCTAATCTCATTCTTCTTCTCCTTTATGCAATTCATCATGAATAGCCTTGTACGGTGATACCGACGGGGCATGGTCGATAACCTCAATAAGTTTGTCGTAAAAGCCGTGATACTTCCATTCTGCTATTACTTTTTTCAAAGCCTCACGGCTGATTAAATCGTTGCTCATGAGTGCCACCTCCCTGCTATTGAGTCCTCGTCATCGTCAAGGTACTTGGATGCGGTCTCCGCATCACGCATGGCTTCTTTCGCGTCCTCAGATTCCGACTCGGGGCACTCGCCATACAGCTTGAGGATCTCCTCGAAGGCGTGGATCTTTGCCTGCTCCTTCTTGTAATCGCTCATACCAGGCTCGGTTATCGCTTCCTTGTACTCTCTGACGATCTTGAGCGTGGCGGAGCCGATCGCAGCTCTCGACGCGCCTCTCATATAGATACCAGCGAGAGACAGGTTCTCCACGTTGATGTAGTTTCCGTTCTGATCAAAATAGTTATACTTCGTCATTGTCGTTATTCTCCTTTCTGTCATTTACTGCCACGGCCACGAAGACCGCGGTCATCATTATTCCGAAAACCAGTCCGCAGCAGGCACCTGCCCAGAACGCAACGAACGCATCATTTGCCATAGCACACCTCCTGGATCCACTCGTCCGGGATGAGCGGACGGACAGCGCTGAGACATTCCTTTCTGTATCTGTACGGCTGTCTCTGTGCGTAGTGATACTTCTCGCCTATCTTTGCCCAGGACATGCGGTTAATGTATCGGTCATAGAGCATGTTGCGCATCTTGGCATCGTTGAGCTTGAAGAGGACCTGAAGAGTCCTGACGTTCTCCACGGAGATCTCATTGATGAGCTTCTCGATTTTCTCGTTCAGGAGCGAGTATTCGATGTTCTTGGTCTCCACGGAGTTCTCGCCTGTCTGTGCGGGCACGAACTCTGAATCATACTTGCCTATCCCCGAGAGCTGGGAGAGGATGTCATCCTTGCGCTTCTCGTAGGACTCGATCTCATTGTCAGCGTCCCACATACGCGCGAGCCAGAGATGAGCTTCCCATTCCTTATCTGACATGTTACTCATCCGGCAGTTCCTCCCACTCGATATAGATCTGTGCTTCCGCTGCATATCTCTTGATGATGCGAAGGTCTGCGATCTGACTGTCATCGTTCCAGAATCCGACCTGAGTCATCTGGTCGATGAGCGCCTTGCAGAAGTTGTCCACGTCAGGGCGAGTGGTCTTGTACTTTCCCCAGAGCTTCTGCGGCGACTTCTTGTCGAAGTAGAGAACTACGAAGAGTCTGATCGGTGCCTCCGACGGAGTCTTGGGCCTGTGCGGAAGAAGCAGGGTGTGATAGAGTCTTTCGGTCTCCATGAGCGTCTTGCTCTTGAAGTAGGTGTGAGTCCTTCCGTTGTATCTCTTCATCTGCGCGGTGCCTTTGGGCATGGTCCCGAGCTTGAGAATAAATTTGTCTTTCATCTTTCGTCCTTTCCGGGCACGGCCTCGAGCGTGAGTTCTTCAGACGTGCCACGAGACTTGAGGTACTGGAGCATGAACTCTGCATCCTTGATGTTGTCAAAAGAGCAGTAGCGTTCTCCGTTGACCTTTATCCAGTAGATCTGTTTCATGATCCGCCTCCGACATCGTGAATCGTTCCGTTCCACCACCTTGCTTCATAAGTTCTTTCGTCTTTTGTGATTTTCAGTTCACCATCGTCATAGAGCTGAAAAGAGATCTCTGAAACGTGTCCTGATGGAGCACGAGCACCGCACTTTGCGCACTGAACACAAAAGGTCATTCCGCTTTTACTTGCGCTCGCAATAGTGGTAATGACTTTGAATACTGCCTTGCCTCCGCAGAACGGGCACTGTCTCAAATTGTAGTCTTTCATTTTAGTCTCCTTTCTATGTTTCTAATAACTTCTTTTTGGAAAACGGTATCTCCGGTCAGGTCTGTGATACATTTCACTGCTACGATTAGGAGTTCTTCGAGCGGAGCTGAGTCCGAGTTCTTGATGAGATATTTCCGAGCCTCCGATGATCTGACGATCTTGTCTGCACCGTCTTGGAGTTGAGCCTTCCAAAGGTTGTATGTTTCTGTGTACTTTTGAGCCGTTATCATGTGCACCTCTTTGAAATATCGGGAAAACGTTCCCGAGTCCGGGGAATGCCGCCGCCCTTTAGGCGGCGTTTCCCGTAGGGAACGGGACGTGTTTCGAAACGAAACACTATATATAGTCGATGTATCAAAACTGTCAAAATATTTTTATACATTTGAAATACCGTCATTTTTCCCGTTATTGAGTTTTCTGATATATCCTCTTTCGACAATGTAATCGGGTATCGTTGCAGCGTATTTTTTGATGCTTACAACAGTCATTTCGGCAAAGGTTGCCATGTCTGACGTCTTTGCCATACGGCTCCCATCTTCCATAGTGATAGGGCCTGCCATCTCAAATGCGTTGTCAATGATCCTGCGCTTTTCGTCATCGGATTTCCTGTTCGGGTTCTTTGAGAAGTTAGCCTCAGCAGAGCCTTCGATGTGACAGTTTTCGAGAAGGTTCTTGTCGTCGATGAAATGCAGCGGGAAGTTAAACCATATTTTCTGTTCATCGATGTCCTTGAAGTCACGCAGAACGAAAGACATAACCATCGGCCTCTCACCGTTCTTGACGAGCTCCTTGACCACGTCAGCCGCATCGTTGCCCGGATCAAGGTTCGATATGTCGACCAGAGCATCCGCGTCACGGGAAAAAACTCCAGAGCCTGCACCACGGTCGATGACCTTTCCTCTTGCATCGCCTTTCGGATGATGATGATCATAGATGATGGCGGCGCCCGTATCGTGCGCGATCTTATCCAGGGCGTTGCAGAAGTCAGAGATTGCCTGAGCGGAGTTCTCGTCACCCTGCTGGACCTTGTAAAGCGGATCTATAATGATGGCCTTGTACGGTCCCGTGTTACGGCAACGTCTGATTATCTTCGGCGCGAGCTTGTCAATAGGCGCTGCGTAGCCTCGGAGGTTCCACGGCACGATGTTCGCTCCGCCCTTGTCGCTTATCTTGATGCCCATCGCGTGATACATCGCCTTGAAACGGTAGAACAGTGAGGCGGCCTCAACTTCCAAGTTGATATAGAGGACCTTGCCCTGCTGACACGGGAACTTTCCGAGCCACGGTCTGCCTTCGGCAATACATACTGCGAGATTCTGGGACAGACAGGTCTTTCCTGCCTTACTGTCTCCCGTTATGATCATCTTGCACCCTTCACGGAGTATTCCCGTTATGAGTTCCGGCGAGAGTGTCGGAGGGTTTTCGAGCTGATCGGCGAGAGAAACCAGAGGCGGGAGATCGTCCTCAACACCTTCGATATAGTCTTTCCATTCGAGCCAGGACTTGCAGCCGATGTCCGTTGCGATGAGCTTTTGGAGCTTGCCTTTGCGCATAACGCCTGCAAGTCTGGACAGCCTTGACGGGTTCTTGTTGTTCTCGTCAACGATGAACTTGTGTTTGGCAAGCCAGTCGAACAGGAAAGCGACGCGCTGATCGTACTCGGCCTCGTTGGAAGCATCTATCTTGACCAGGGCATGCACGGACTTACCGCCTGACTCGACCAGTGTCGCGATCGGGAGCTTGAAGTTGATAAAGAGCTTCTTCTGATCCTCAATCGAGAGATCGTCAGACTCGGCGAGCACGTAGGAATATCTCGTAACGTCTTCATCGTTCGGACCTGTTGTCGGATTCACGCGGATCCATCCGCCTGCATCCTCGTTGAACGTTCCAAAAGAGTCTTCGAGGTTCTTATGTTTTTTCAGATCCTTGATAATGTCGCAGACCTTGCGGATGTGACCGCGGTCTCCAGGATTCCATTTCTCCTTCTTCTCGTTCCACTTTGCAGAGTGGACATAGCTGACGGACTCGTCAGGCTGGAAGAGCGTTTCAAGAAAACGTTTTGCCATTTCCCAGGGCTGTTCTTCTCTGGCTTCGATGGTAAGGACTTCCTCATAGTAGGCGTCAAGACCGTCATCCCAGTCGAGCTCCTTGAAAGGTTTATAATTATCGTAGTGCTCGGCAAGATAGAAGATGGTTCCGCCGTTCGTCTTTCCGGTGTCAGAGAATGACTTCCACTTCGATTCACATGCACCGGAGTCGTAACGTGCAGGATCTCTTCTTGACCAGTCATCCCAGTCCGAGCAGGGCAGGCCCTCGGCTTTGAGGGCCATGCCTACTTGAACCCATTCCGAGTAGGTGCATTTAGA